TGCAAATCTAAGTCCACCTATAATACCTGCTGTATCTGAAGCTGCTGTAGTTGTTTTAGGAAAGAAGTAACGAAACTGAGACTTATTTCTAATAACTACAGAAGACATATTATTTAAATCGTGTGTACTAGGTAGAGCCTGTAATAATTGTTGAACAGGTTTAGAGATAGTTTCAAGCTCAACGTCACCAATTCTAGCAGTACCTTGAATAGGACGTATACCATCTGATGCTAGAAATAATACGTCACCACCTAATTCAATAATACTGTCAGTAGCAATACATCCAATATTATCTGTTACTTCTGAAAGAACGTAATCTGCTTTTACTGATCCTGTTAATTTTTTTATTTTAGTTTTACCAAATATATATAGTGCATCTCTAAACTTTGCTAGTCCAGTAATATTAAATCCGACATTAATGTTACCTGATCCACCGCTATTAGTAAATGCATCATCATCGTTAGGTTCACTAAATAGTAATATGTTTGGACCTAATCCTGTCGTAGGAAATCCAGCATAGAACTGATGATTTTTAAAATCAGTAGTAAAAGAAGCACCTGTAGGATTGTAATCTCCTCCTGTTGGATGAACTGAAAATGTTGATCCACTTAACTTACTAGGACTATTAGCACCGTCACATATTATAACTGCTTCAGTACCTGTAAAAGAATTTGTATTATGTCTTAGTTTATCTACATCAACAGATGATATGTTTGATACTACCGTTGTCCATCCTGTAGATGTATATTTCCATACACTGTAAAACTTACTATAGTTTGCTGTTACTGAAGACCCACCTCCACCACTAACTGTACCAGTAGCAGCGGATGTAAAGGTAACGGTATAACTATTTGCATCAGGAACTGTAACAACTTGCATCTCTACAGAGTTAGGAGTAATACCTCCTAGTGCATTACTACCAGAAAAAGTTACAAAGTTTCCTACAACTAATCCGTGTGAAGTATGTGCGACTGTTATGGTAGAACTTGTATTTGACACACTAAAAGGATTAGATCCTAGTGTCTGAGTTCCATTGTTTGCTGTAAATGTTACTGAACTACCTCCACCAGTAGCACCAGAACTAGCATTAGAGGTAAAATTAACTGTGTAACTATTAGTATCAACTACAGAAGCAATGACCATTTCTACTGAGTTTGGTGTTATACCTCCAACAGCAGATGATCCTGCATATGTTACTCTATCTCCTACCGACAAACCGTGACTACTGTGTGTTACTGTTATTGTAGGACTACCGCTAGTAACAACAAAAGGATTAGTGCCTAATGATCCTGTAGTATCTTTTAAATTTCTTCTGACTGCATACGGTACACCATCTAATATCCATATGCCTATTATTTTACCTGAACCAGCAACAGTACCATAAGTTGAATCATAGTCTGCATAACCATTAATTCTTCTATAACCACCAAACTGTGATATTTCCATATTTAACATACGAACTGCCGAGCCTGGATTAGATCCAGCAAGAGCTAAAGCATCCTCGTTTGTGAATAAACCACCACGAGATAATACCGTTACGTCTTTTAACGCATCAGCCATTATAGATTACCATGTGGAACTGCTAGAAGTCTCCCTACTCTCGTATCTCTTACATCAGTAAATCTGTTAATTAATAATGTACGCATACGATCTATACCCTCTTCAAACTTTTGTTTGGTTATAGCTGCCTGTTGTGAGTTATCTCTGAACATATAAGTATGATACAATGCACCGTCTATAACAACATGTTTAAACTGATCAGGAACACTCATGGTATCTGTAGTACTAGATAAGTCAGAGGAGTAAGCAAAGTAATTATAATTTACTGTGTACCCAACATCAGGTATGGGAGTAAATCCAGCTTTGTTAGATAAGGTTCTATATACATACACAGGTGTT